ACAAAGAAGCTTCACTTGAAATTTTTGGGCATCCAGACCAATTGCATGATAGGATTATCAACAAACTTAATCTACTATACATGGATTTGATTGATGATGAAGAAGATGTCGAATTTGTATTGATGTCCAGAGAAGTGGGCAGAGCTGTACCAGCCACATTATTCTTTTTGTCCAAAACTGAATGTGAAATCCCTAACATCAAATTCTTTAAACAGTACGAAGACATGTGGAACCACGCTGATATCATTATTAGCGCAACTCCAGACGTTTTAACTAGCAAACCAGCTGATAAGGTATCCGTTAAGGTTAAAGCGTCTTATAACGCAAATGTGGAAGCTGACCACGTTATAAATTCATTAATCGAGTTTATTGATGACGAAAGTGTTAGGAATAATATAATCAAATAAACAATAAAAATATGGACTACTATATCGATATCGACCAATTTTTCGAATTAATATGTGTAACTGATTTGCAACCACCCAAAGAGGTTACAACTGAGACCGCACTAGATGATACTGGAGTGGAAGAACTGATTCAGACCACGACAAAGGTACTATACCCTTCAATTGAAATCAATGCGCCTAAGTATGAAGTATTAACTTCAATGATTGAAACTGTTATGAATCACTCACCTGATGATGAAGACTCGGCGTTAGGTTTTGAACACACTAAAGATAATGCAGGGTTTGCGTTCAACCTGTCGTTCAACACATTAGAATATTATGCAATCTTAAAACAAAAATAAACACAAACACATGGAAACTAAAAACGTAAAAATGACTGAGGTTTTAAATGACCTTAAAGACAACAAATCTAACTTTTATTTCTTCACTCTCGACACCAAAGGTAATCCAACCGCTGGCATCGCCAATATCTACGAACACGTAAAGATGTTGACCGAACTTGGGTATAGCGCTCACATTTTACACGAGAAAAGTGATTATAAACTAAGAGGCGATGAAGATGGAATGGGTATTTCAGATTGGCTCGGTGAAGAGTATGCGAATTTGAGTCACGTCTCTATTGAAAAACAAGAACTCAATATCAGACCTAGTGACTTCATTATTATCCCTGAAGTATTCGCTACAATCATGGATCAAGTTAAAACGATGCCTTGTAAAAAACTCGTATTCAGCCAAAGCCCAGAATATATGTTTGAGCTTCTACCAGTGGGTAAAAGATGGACCAGCGATTATGGTTTCTATGATGTAATCACTACTAGTGAAACACAAGCCAATCACATTAAGTCACATTTCCCTGACGCTAAAACACACGTAGTACCTGTTAGTATTCCAGAATATTTTAAGAATAGTGACAAACCAAAAATGCCGATTGTATCATTGCTATGTAGAAACCAAACTGATGTGGTTAAAATCACAAAATCATTCTATTTGCAATATCCATTATACAAATGGGTAACATTCAAAGAACTCAGAGGATTGTCCAGAAAGAATTTCGCAAAGGACTTGAGTAATTCATTCTTATCGGTATGGGTCGATGATTTGGCAGGGTTCGGGACATTCCCTCTTGAATCAATGGAGTGTGAAACGCCTATTATCGGTAAAATTCCGAATATAGTGCCAGAATGGATGTCATCGACCAATGAAAATGGCGAAATGATTCTATTAAATAATGGGATTTGGACCAACACAACACATAATATCCCAGAGTTGATTGGTCAGTATATTAAACTTTGGTTAGAGGATAACGAACCGACTGAGATATTGACCGAAATGGTTAAGACCAAGGGCCTATATAGTACGACCAAACAAAAAGAGACCGTTAATAAAGTCTATGGGCAATTAATTTCCGACCGAATCTCAGAAGTTGAGATTATGGTAAACAAATCAGAATTACAATCACTTTAATAATATTAAATATGAAACAGACAGACATTACCGTAATCGTACCTATCCACGAATTAACAGATAGTACCAAAGCCAGCTTCGCTATAGCGATGGAAAGTATTGAAAAACAGAAAGTACTACCGAACGAAGTTCTATTGGTGGTACCCAAAGACAGTGAAACGTCACAGTATTTGAAAACATTCAAGTTCTCAACTATCGACACTAAGGTTAGAATTGTTGAGAATGAAGGTGATACTGATTTTAGTACCCAGTTCAACTTAGGTGTAAGTGAAGTTAAAACAAAATATCTGTCATTGTTGGAATACGATGACGAATATTCAACCATATGGTTTAAAAATGCCGTTAAGTACATTGAAGCATACCCTGAAGTGGATATCTTCCTACCTATAATCGCAGATGTTAATGGTGATGGTAATTTCATCGGAACCACAAATGAAGCGGTTTGGGCGTACAGATTCTCTGATGAGATGGGCTTTTTGGACTCTAACGCGCTATTAGCCTACCAAAACTTCAATATCGATGGTATGGTGATTAAGAAGAGCCTATTTGACGACTTTGGAGGTTTTAAATCTGCAATTAAATTAACATTCATTTATGAATTCCTTTTGAGAATGGTTCATAATGATGCTAAGGTTATGACCATTCCTAGATTCGGTTACAAACATACCAATATGCGAGAAGGGTCACTATTCCACACCTACAGCCAAGAAATGGACCCCACCGAATCAAAATGGTGGTTGGATAAAGCAAAAAAAGAGTTTTATTTTACTAAATCTAGGTCGATAACGTATGAGAAGTAATCGAAACGAAACGTGGTTACAGAACTAAAGAAAAAGGTTAACGACTATTTCGGTGAAGAAGAAGAGAAAGCAGTAGCAGAATTTTTGAATTCTGGTATCATGATACCAGATATTAATGACCCAAGATATTTTACTGAACCAGATAAGGCAAACTTAATCTGGAGCGGGACCAGCGAACACGCACTACAACGAGAATTAATATATAATCGGAAATTAAAAGAACCACTGAATAAGATGGTTGAGTACATCATAAAAAGATATAAACTATATCGTGAAGGTATATCTTTTGAAGAGTTACATATGGATACGCTTAACAACTTGATATTGAAAGCCCATAAATTCGATTCAGAACGAAAGTTTAAAGCCTATTCTTACTATGGGACGATTATTAAACGATATTTGATAGGTAAACTACAGGATGATGCTAAGATTATTAAAAAATATGACGATTTTGATGATGTTAGTTCGGAATTAGAAACTAAAGACGAATATCAGTACGAGATTGAAGACCACTCAATAAATATCGAAAACCTTATTAACAGTATGGTGACTGCAATTAAAAAGGAAATGGATAGTGCTATTACTTCTGGAATCTACATGTCAAACAATGAAAGAATTCTAGGTACAACGCTCGTAGATGTATTGGAAAATAAAGAGCTTATCACACCAATTTTAGGTGGTGGTAATAAACACGATAAGTTGGCTATTATGGAAGTAATTATAACTCACTCAGGGTTGACGGTGAAAGAAGTTAGATTAGCCATGAGAAGATATAAAACTTTATATAATCTGACTAAGAACATTGAGATTAATGGCGACTAAAAAATGATTTCCGCATATTTATAAATAAAGGAAAAGCCATGCCACGTCCAACTAGAACAAAAGTAAAAGTAAATAACATACCATCGCTAGAGGTGGTGTTACAAGAAGTATATAATGAGGCCTGTTCAAACATCAAAGAGGCTCAGAAGACAATTAATGAATTAACAATAGGTTCTCAACCTGAAGATATAGACGACCACACTAAAGTCGCTAAAGCTAAAACTGATTTATTGAAAGAAAAAACTTCTAATGTTAAATTAAAATTAGAGGTGGCCAGACTCCAAAATGAAACAATAAAACATGCTGGTGATATGGCTGTAACTATGGGTAATCATAGCGCAAACGAAATCAAATCTCAAGACTTTGCTGAAATAAGAAAGCTTATAGAAGCTAGGATGAAGGAGAAGGATGAACAAGAAAATGAATAATGTCAATCGTAGCCCAAAAAGAAAGTGTATTTGGCAATATTGCTGCATTAAGAACGCTAACGGATGATTTTCCGAAATTAGCTATTAATAACTCATTCCCTTCAATTAATAATCAAGGGAACTCGCAAGACTTCTTGATGGATCTCATCTTTTCATTAGTAGGGTTTGAAGAAATCCGAGAATTACTTATTGATGTATTAACGTATGCCGCCCAAGAAAGTGAATCGCTAATTAAAGATTCGCTAAAAGTAGAACTAAAGAGCCTTGTGGCCTGTGGTGTCGACCCATCACTACCCGCTTGGATGATGGTGGACGGAATTAATATACCTGTAAGCAATTTGGACTTTTTCAATATACTGAAAGTAAACCCAGAAACCCAAGCAGGTGGATTACTTTACGAAGACGTGGCCAATACGGTGAACTCAAGCGATATGAATACGTTTTTATATTACACCATACAAGACGTACAAGTGGCCAACAACTGGGGCGGCATATTAGATTTCACATTCTATCAAACTGGTTTACCTATCAACAGTAGCTTTAATATACGACCAACGGCTTCATACGATAATCTTACCGACTTGAACAATGACTTCATTGACAGCGTAACACTATTTCCTTCAGGTCAACTAATAACAAACATAATAGACAGTCTGTTCGGTACGATTTCATTTAATTTGGAGGTAAATAAGACCGAAAAACAATTGGAGGTTGAAGCCGCCATAAACTCAGTTATACAATGTATCATTAATGCTGATGAAGATGAAGTAGTAGATGATTCGTTCTTCACTTTTTCTAATCCACAATTAAGAGAAATAAAAGAAGAGGCTAGAAACAGAAAACAAGGTATACGACAACTCAAGACATGTTCAACCGTGGATGCCGATATGCCTATAAAAATATTGACTGACTTTAGAACTGAATTGTCAGGGGCAACCGAGTATGTGCAACAGAGGGCGGTAATCGGTAACGTTATAATAACAATGGCCAACCACACAGCTGGGTTTGCGGGTCAACCTGTTGATGAATATTCGGTAAAGTTGGATTTCATAGGCCTTATGTTTAAATCTATTATAAGAGCCTTTATTAATGCCATACTTGGCCCTAAAATCGTTACCATATTCTTAATCAATTATAAAATAGTCTACGGCCAAACCGCTGAATATTCTGACCCGATAGACTTCATGAGAAAGAACTCTCAGCTTATCCGAATTATTACCGATAGAATCAGAGATATGATTATAGAAATATTATTGCAAAAAGTTATAAAATATATCACAATCCTAATAGCTAGAAATTTGATTGAAGTTCAAAAAGAAAAAGCTCAAGCTCAATTATCAATGATTCTTAGTCTAATTGGTATACCCCAATCTGTTTTAAGTTTAATAAGAAATAACATACCCATAAGTTACTGATATGCAAGATTGTAAAAGTGATAAGAAGGCAGGCGTTGTCAGCCCAAGTAAAAGCTCGATAGGTAATATATTAAAAATATTACAGTCAATATTCGGTTTAATGAAGCTACCTGCTGATATTATACCACCACCTCTATTACTGATTGGTGCTAAAATAAGACCTGGTCTTAGTGCCAGAGACATGGCCGCAAGGGTGATATCCAGATTCAGTGAATCCGATGCCGTGAGCGGTGAAATATTCCAAGAAGGTAATAATGTCATGACGTCCTTGATGGTTATAACAATGGAAGAAATTGTAAACGCTATTCAAACGGAGGCTAAAATAACTACAATTATCGAACCTGGTTCCATGATCATAAACGCCAGTGGAGGCAATGCTGGTGGACCAATCACTGTGGTCGGTACCATCGTAGCCCCATGCACACCGATGGGTGTGGTTCAATAATATATCTGAATTCAACTATAAATGAAATTATGTCTAATTTGATGAATAAAACCAATGGTCAGTTAGTAATTGAAGCTAAAGAAACTGCACACGCTTACGAAGCCCTTAAGAGTAGGATATTATCTGATATAGATAAGCTGACCGAATATGAGGATAAATTCGCTAAAATAAATGCTATCTTAAAAGAAAGAAACGTATAATATGAGTTTAGATAAAAAATACTCGATAGGTATAGGTAATACATTTAATAAATTACCTAAAGAATCTATCATACAATTAGGCGTAGTAAAATTAGTGGGTGAAATCCCAGTAAACAACGTTGACCAAGCCCAAAGAAAAAGAGATGAAGTATTTAATTCTGACCCTAATGTTATCA